CTAAATAAACGTTTTTATCACTTTCCAATAATAAAACAAAATAATCCGCTATTGCATTTTTATTGGGGTTTTCTGGGAGTATAGGATAATACAATCCATTAGACTCAACTGCTCTCCATACAGACACTCCTCCTTCCTCTCTGATTACTGAATCTCCTCTATGCACTTCACTTATTTCGTCAGTTGGTATTTCACCAAACCTTATATATAATGGAATACTCGCCTGTTTCATTTTAGTCCTCCTAATGTGTTTTCATATGAAAAAATCATTTATTATGTTATATTGTTCCAATATATTGTTTCCCTGTTCCATTACAAGAAACACAAGTTTCGTTTTCTTCTTTAATTCCACAATCGAAAATTCCACTGCCATTACATTCCAAACATTTTATTTGAAACACAAAATCTTTTTTTATTACAGGTCGTTGTTTAACAACTGTATTTCTATACCAACCACAATAAACATTTATTTTTTTATTTTGTAAACTGCCAAACATAATCAACAAACCTATCAAAATTCATCATTATTTGGTCATAAACATCAATCTTAATATCATCTGCTTGTCCAGTCCAAGGTGATAAAATTATTTCATATTCACATTTAGACCAAAAATAATACATAAGATATTTTTTTAAACCATCTGCAAATTCATCTCTTGACAAATTTTCTTGTAATAACTTATTAACTTTTTCTGCAAAAGTACCATGATTAAATACATTCCATTTAATAATTTTTTGTGTATTGGAATCATGATAATAAACATACCATTCCATCTGAAATGTTTTATTTTTCTTTGTATTGATAATAAATTTGAAACAAACTGGTTCTGCAACCATATCAACCATATGTTCACCTCCTGATTATTTATTCTCTTTTCCTTGTGGAATAATGAGCGAATTGCTCTAAGATATGCGAAGCATATTATATTATAGCTTATAAGTTATATTTATGAATATTCTCCATTAATAATTTTTTGCAAGCGTTCTAACTGGCACTTATACCACTCATTTTTTTCGTCTGTTCCTTGTTTGTTAATAAAATAAATTTCTTTTTCTGCATACTTTTTTGCATCTTCTACAATGTGTTTCCATGTCTTGTTGTATGTAATAACATTCACTCCATATTCACATATAGGAAGGCTACTAGCCCATTTGTGTGCAATTTCAAATGCTTTGTTTTCATTTCTTGTATATTTACAATTTCCCCACATTTCAACAACTCTAGTTGGAACAAGTTTTCCTCTCTTATTCATATCAGTACACCAGTCACCGTCAATTACTGACCATGTTACATTATCAATAGCACAAAGATGTGCCACTCTGTACTGATCTTTTGTCTTTAAAATATAAATTCCGTTATCTGCGCTCATTTTACTCTCCTTTTTTAAATCGCAAGAAAGTTTAGATTCCTGTGAATTTTTATTTATTATTTTCTACTAATTCTTTAACGTATTTACAACTATCATCGTATGTAATATTAATTCCTTTCTTCCTAAAAACTTTCAAGTCATTTACTCTATAATCAGCTATACGATACCAACCACTATCAGGGTTGAATCCATCACTAAAAACATGTTTTGTATTGAATCTACCTTCACAGTTATATAGTCCTTCCATACATCCATGACCATATACATTGATGTCAATTAAATTATCTTCTCTTTCTTTACACATATATCTTATTCCCATATATCTATCTCTTCCTTTCACATGAAATAATGGTTTCTTATTACTATATTATTCTCCTTCTAAAATCTCTTTTGGGCAGTAAATAATCTTCTTACCTGCTTTCTGTGCCTTACGAATTGTTGACCAAACACCACCAGATTTATTACCATCCCAAATTGCAAGAAGTACATCACAATGGTCAACCATATATTGATCTCTCACATTGTCACAACCTTTATAGAATTCATCTGATAATTCAACCCATTCGTCAGCTTCATTTTTGAGCTTGTTGTAATATTTATTTGATGAATTATAATCTTTACAAGGTAAAATACAGTGTAATTTTAAATCTCTATTCTTTTCAAATTCTTCAGAAATACTTCTGTAGCTCTCCTTAATAACACAAGTATTTAAGCCAATTAAAATATCAGAGCCATTTGCCATACCACAATAAACATCAGATACATCAAGTATTTGATTAAAAATCCAATGACCAATTCTTGTCCATTTAATATCTAATTCATCATCTGGCAATCCTAATCTCTGAGGTCTATGACCTGTTAATGCTATTCTCATTTATTACCTCCTCAATTTTCTTAAGAATCTATCGCTTAACCTATCTCTCATCAACCAGTTATCTTCTACATCTCACACTTCCACCAGCATCTATATCACCTAATACGTTACCACAAGTTACAGAGCCACCTGCGTCTATATCTCCTTTGACATCTCCACTGACTTCACAGCTGCCACCACAATCAATACTTCCTGAATTTCCGTGAACTTCTACTGATCCACCACAATCAATTTTGTTTACATCTCCTTCGATGGTTACTTTAATATCACCACTATTACACTCTTGAATTGTTTTACCATCTACAATAACCTTTCCATTGTTGATGACCACATTAGTTCCTGAACATGTGATTGTTTTACCATTAATAGTTATTTTGTTCATTTTTACCTCCTTAATTTTTCCAAAGAAACTGTCGATTCTTGTTTTATCATTTTAATAATTTGATTTATTAATGAAACCCTTTTTCTGGGCACATGATAAACAATAGTTATATCTTCCATATATAGTTCCACCACATTTTCTACATTTATGAGGTCTTTCTATTGCTTTTCCAAATGGTTGTCCAAGTTCAAAATAACACCTCTTACAATATGTATAATGGTCTTGGCAATATTCGCCACATCTCTGACAATATGCCATATAATTCATCTCCTTTTTCGAAATCCGTCAATTCAACTTTTACAAAACTTCATCTACAATTCCATACTTAACTGCCTCATCAGAATGAATATAAAAATCTTTCTTCTTTTCACGAATCTCCTTAATATCATCTTTTGTGAGATTTGTTCTGTCGATTACATATTCTTCAATCTTTTTATTCAGCCAGTCCATTTCTTCTCTGTCTTCTACCAAATCCTGATATTTACCACTTCTCCAACAACTCATCTGATGATACATAAATGTCGAATGCTTGTAACAATATCTCTTATGCCCTGCTAAGAAAATTTTAAAAGCTGCACTCATTGCATATCCTGTGCAATATGTATAGATTGGAGTTTTGCTATTGAGAACTACATCAATTAATCCCCACATATCATAAACAGATCCACCATATGAGTTGATATACAACTTGATTGGCTCACGTTTATAATCTTTTTCTTTCTTATCTTTCTCATCATCTTCTCGAATCTGATACAAGATATCCCACATTAATTTACCAACAGACTCATTATCTACATCATCAGATAGATAAAATGTCCTATTATTTGTGTTTGTATATGTATTGTCTCTTGTTGAACCCATATGTCCTCCTTATATTTAATTCTCTGTTTCAAATCCAACTTGTATATATCTATCTAATTCAGATTTAGCATTTTCACTCAATAATTGTTTTTCATCAACCAATATAATTGTTCCTGGCTGTACTCTCCCTCTCAACTGACTTGGTGTAAGTACAATTGGATTGAATTTTAAGTGCATTTTATATGCATAATCTGCCATGCTTCCCATCGGTTCAATAACAGGGATTTTATATTTACCACTAATCTTCATCAGATTATATGTTTTGCCGATCCCTCTACTATTAAAACTATATAATTGTTTAATGTGTGTTTGTCGTTTCTTTACATAATATTTCAGCTCATGATATAATGCTTTTGATTTTAATAAATATGACCAGTGTTCTAATCGTTCATAAAATTTCATATATGTAGTATCATCTCCTTTGTTATATACTATATATAGTAGTTATGTGTCCATCCAACCACTATATATTGTACTAATAACGGCATGAAATCCGTCTTTCCTTGGCTTTTTAAGTCTCTGAAACGCCCTATTTATGGGCATTCCAGAAATCCTCTATTGTATTATTCTCTACAGCTTGGCTAGTAAACTCTTAATTGGCTCTCTATTCATATTTTCTTTAGCCCATGATATGTAACTTGGATCTGACTGAGCAACATCAACAAGCTTCTCGCCACTGTGTTTTCCAAAGTTCAGAACATAATCCTCTAACTTAACGGTTTCTTTCTTTGGTGCTTCAAATCCGTCAAATAGAACTTCAATATCTTTACGACTTGCAAGGTAGTCTGCTAAGTGAACCATCTTCTGATATTTATTTGTTGGTAATGGTAAAACAACAAGGCTTCTTTTGTCGGTATTCCACTGTCCCATATGACTTTCAATCGTAGTTGCCACAATTTCCAATTCTTCAGGTGAAATAAATCCAATTAAACTTCTTATCTCATTTGCTGCTAAAAGTGGATGATCAAACTTAGTATATTTACTCTTAGCATAATCAGCGTCATCGCCACTCTTTCGAGTATCGTGCATCATTCCTGCAACTCTCATTAAATCTTTTTCTCTCGATGTAAATTTGTCACCAAAACAATCTACATTCAAAATATGATTCAAAAATCTAACTAACGCACAAGTATGGCGAGCAAGACCTAGTTCTCCTAGTGCATATTGTGGATGATATTTTCCCGTACTTGAAGCTCCTACTTCCCAAAAATAATCAGGAATTGTTTCAATACACTCTTCGGCAAAATGCCGAATATCTTCGTTTTCAATAGTATTTAAAATCGAATCAAATATCTTTGCTTTTTCGTTTCTCAACTTTTCTTCCTCCTATTTCAATATCTTAGAATCCAAACAATTTTTACATAATTCATAAATCATCCTACCCATATATTCTCTTTTCACGAAGTAGATGTGCATATTATTTCTGCTTTGCCAAGTCAACAAAGCTCTAAAAAAAGATTCTGGATTGAGTTTTGTCTTATAATTTGCTTCAAAAATATCTTCTATCTTATCATTCTCTATTAAGAGATAATTTCTTTCGATATTGATCATGCGATTCAATTCTTTAAATATTCTGTCATCATCTTTTGAAGCGTTTGCAAAATTACCTGCAAGTTCACTAACTGAATTTTTTCGTTCAATACACAATTCATCACTAAAATATGTGTCAACTTGAAATCCCAATTCTGGACACGATTCTATCATTAGTCCATAATCACCAGTTTTTAATGCTTTTGTTTTCCATCTTATATTGTTGGAATCAAACCAATCAGTAATCGTCTGATTGGTCTGATCTCTTGTGTCAACAAGCACAATTAAGTGGGATAAAAGCTCTTTATATTTTTTATCTGTATAATACTGTTTCATAAATCTCCTATCTCACAAACGACCATTTTTTCAAAATAGTTTCTTTGTCATTTCTATCTTGTTGCCATTCACCATCTTTATCCTTATACCATCTTCCTTCATTCGATGCTTCAATGGTTTTGATAATGTCACCTTGATGAATTGGATTTTCATCATATTTAGGTCTTTTAACTTTTACAGTCTCGATATCACCATTGCACAACCTATACAATGTCAACTTAGGATTTTTAAATTTACATTCATACTCTTTTACGAATGCATATTCAGGTGGAATATTGTCTACTGTAGTCTGCACATATCCCAATAATTCTAATTCATTCTGCAATTTTTCATTTAGCGAAATATCAGTATCCTCTAAATTGTTCCAAATATCATATAACGCTGCATCATAGTTAAAATTTCTATACTGTTTCTCCGTTTCTTCTGAATATTTCATTATATAAGGAAGATATTCTGCATTGATATCAGCTTTTCCAAACTGAGAACGTTCATATAAATCATCTGTAACTGATAAAAATTTTTGAATCTTGCCAATTTTCCCAAAATCATCAAAATAACCAATTTTAACAAGTACATTTACTTTTCCTGCATTTACACTTTTGACTTTTTTCATTGCTTTAAACAAATCATAGAAATTATCAAAATGTTCTTTCTGAGAAAGCTTGTATAAATCATCTGCACATTTTTGACTTAATCCTTTTATTCCTAATAGAGATGAATATATTACTTTATTCTCTTTATCAGCCTTAAAGGTTCTATTGTCTGCGCCAAATCTATATTTTCCTTCTCTTATTCCATAGGCTCTCAACATTTCTTCTTTAATTAAGGCAACCTTGTCTTTATTGCCCTTATCAGAATAATGCTGCAACATTACTTCATAAAATTCATATGGGTAGTTTGCTTTTTGCCAAGCATTATACAGACTATCTAACGACATACAGAAAGCATGAGCACTATTAAAACCATAACCACAAGAATCGTTAATGATCTGCCATACCTTCTCGCTCATCTCTTGTGCTTTTGATTTTTCAATTCCTTCATCTGCAATAATTCTTTCTCTAAATCCCTCAATAAATTTTGATTTAAGAGGTTTTACTTTTTCAGGATGTTTCTTTGCAATAGCTTTGATAATCCCATAACATTCATCAAGAGGAAATCCTGCATAGTTCAAAGTGTTCATTGTTTGTTCCTGATACATAATAAAGGAATAAGGGAATTGTTTTGTTTGAATAATTTTATCAAACGCTGGAATACCGTAGTCAAAAGATTCTCGTGACTCGAATTTAGAATACATAGATTTGAAACCTGGTCGAATAGCAGCTATAAAAGCACTTAGTTCGGATACGTTTGATGGTTTATACTTCATGCATTTTTTGGTTGTAGATTCTTTTTCACATTGGTTTAGTCCGATTGTGTATCCATTGGCATATAAATTCCAAACCTTTTGATCATTTTCTACAAGTTCAAGTAATTTATTTACGCCAAAATGTTCTATACCAATACGTTTGAATATCTTGTCAATCAATAGCACAACATCTACTTTTAGAATATCATTCTTTAGGTATTTGTAATTTTCAGCAATAGCACCATCAATTACACATGTGATATACTCCTTTTTAGTTGATTCACTCTTACATTTAATTAAGCCAATTTCTTTACGAATGTTGCCTTGATAAAGAAGATATGCAGATGGAGCTTTTTTCTTATCAGAGATAATTCCCCAATATTTTTCACTAGCATTAATATAGCTTTCATATTTTTTATCTACATAATCATATAAATCAATTTCGTCCTTCTCATCATCGTCTGCATATTTCATAGCTTCTTCATATTTGCCAATCTGCTCTGAAATAGTATTTGCGATATCAAAATCAAGTTTCTGTGCCCTCGCATATAATTTGAATGATGATTTTTTCTTAAAAGTACCAAAAGCAATCATAGGTGCTACATGATCTTCACCAAGAACATTTATCTGTGCTTGCTCAAAAATATCTGGTGTACCAACATTCAAATCAATATCTGGTAAACTGTGCGTCTCTAAGATACGAGTTTTGCTAATAAATCTTTCAGGATATAATTTAATTGCAGATGTAAATCTATCTACTTTTGAGAAACCACATAATGTATTCGTAAAATAACCAACCGCAGATCCACGTCCTGTATCCGTAATCAGTCCACCATGTTCAACTGCATCATTAACGATAGCGTAGTCTATAAGTGGATAATCGGTCATTCCAGTATCTTTATACGTGTCAACTTCTTTCTTTACGCCTTCAAAATATTCATCATATCTTTCTTGAGGAACATTTTTCATATATTCCTTAAATTTAGACGTTATTAATCGACTGTATTTTTTATCTTTTTCCTCTTTTGATAAATTGGGGTACAAGGTTGGAAGTTTAATGTCCTTGCTAAAGATGTGAACATTATCATAATCATCAAATGTAAGACAAATATCTGTATTATCCATTGCTTGTTGAATCTGTTCTTTTGTGAATACACCTTGCTTCAAAAAGCGATTCATAACTGTTTTGTCGTCTGGATAATCCATATACCATCCATCTTCATCCTCATAATGAATGTTTTTTGCAGCTAATACATAGTCTCTTTCTTGTGAATCTTTTTCGTAAATATAATGGCTATCCAGACCAACAATTAACTGAATTCCATATTTTTTACTCATTTTTAAGAGAAATTTATTCCATTCCTTTTGCTGTTTTGTATCATGATATTGAATTTCTAACATAAAATTTTCTTGAAAATGGTCATGCAAAGTTTTAATGATATTTTCATCCATTGAATATGTAAGATTTTTACCATAATACTTATTAATGGCATTATCTATATCCTCTTCTCCTGTAAATCCAATGTTCTTTGAACGAAATGCAATACAGGCAGATGTAATAAATACATCTTTCGGAGGAAGCGACAGCAATAATTCTAAGTCAATTCGTGGCTTATAATAATATCCGCTAATATTTGCTTCTGATAAAATATCATTAATTGCTTGTCTTCCGTTTTCTGTTTTCGCCAAAATTATAATATGATGATTACTCTTATCTTTTGTATGTCTGTCATAAACCCAATATGCTTCTGCTCCAAAAATCATTTTTAAATTGTATTTATGAGCTAATTCATATGTTTCAAAATAATATCCTTGCCATCCATGTTCAACACTACTTATTACTTTATGTCCTAATTCGACTGCACGTTTAGCATAATCTTCATTAACGGCAGCCGAATCAGCAGTGTAAATATTGGAGTAGGATGTATGACGATGGTAATTTTGCATACTTACTCCTCCCTAAAATAAATCATCTTCCTCTGTATTATTCTCTCTTGTATCAAGATATTTTCTAATATGTGGACAATCATTAAAACCACAAAGATTGTTACAAAAAAATGTATCAGGGGATTCTTTACCAGATTTGGTAGTTCTTGTGAATTTACGATGCGGATAATCTTTTTCATCACCGCTTAGATCTTCCCATTTAGAATATGTAGAAGTAATATAATTCAAACATTCTTGTTTCTTTTCATCATCTACTTCATATTTTCGAACATATGGAATAATTTTATATTCCGACCTTACTTCATTAGGTAAATCATCAAGATTATTATTCTGCAAAGCATTATGCAGCATTACTTCAATATCGAGTTCATCATATCCTAATTTAGTAAGCTTACTTTCAATGTCTGACTGTAGTGTTTCTACAATCTTTCTTCTTTCACATACTTTCTCAATCAAAGTGTCATTCTTAGAACGAGAAGTTTTCTTTCCCATATATTTGATTGTGCAATATTTCAACATAATCCAAGCACATTCTTTTACTTTATAGCCAAGCTGTTCCAATGCCATTTGATAAATAACTAACTGACGACCATGATGAATTAAGTCTGCTGTGCTAAATTGCGAACTTGTTTTCCAGTCATACACGCTTACAATTTTATTCTCTTCATCTACAATCTTTATTAAATCACAATATCCTTGTAGATAATGGTTATCGTCAATTTTCAACAAAAGGAATTTCTCAGTTACAAAATTTCCTTTAGGCTTTACAAAATTCTTACAAAAATGTTCCATATTAGCAACCCAGCCATCTCTAATTGAGTCACCGCCATTTCTGTCTTTAGGAAACTCTATACCAAGCATTGTCATATCTTCAAGTTCTTTATTCATCGCTTTAATTAGCTCGGATTCTGTACATTCTCCATGTACAATCATTTCTAATGTATCATGGATTTCTGTACCCATACATCCATATACATTTGGTATTCCTTTTTTGTGTTTAATATATGTTAAATAAGCTTCATATAAGCAGTTATCAATTGTGTTTAATTTACTGAAACTATATACCTTCTTTCCTTCATCAAATAGTTTCTGCAATTCTGGTTCTTTTGCTCTCTGTCCTATTTTTAATCACCTCAAATCCATTTGATACAGTTTTTCATAAGATATAAGTACCTGTCTTTCCCATAATCTGAAGGACTTCCTTTACTTCCTTTTGGTATTACCTGATGTTCAGCATCCCAAATGTATCCAACGCTATTATGAAAAACTGCATTATCTATCTTTAACTTTTTTGCTTCTTCACGAATGTATTCTTCTTCAAGTCCTTCGTCATAAGCTAAGACATTTTTACTAACCAATAAACCTTTTATATATTTCACTTGTGTATCAGATAAATGACATCCACAAGATCCTAATCCGACATTACTTCCCATGCTGTCTAATTGTTGTGAAAATTTCTCGCTTTCGCCTATTACGCATAAATTCTTTCTCTGAATACATTCATAATTCATGTGAAATCCATACAGTGTTAAACTTCTGCTGCATGGAATAATTGGTAACCATCTTTCTTCTTTAGCACAATTACTATCAATAGACCTTCCCATAATTCCACATAGTTTACCATCAAATGTATATTCAGGAACAGTAATACGGTTTGTCCAAATATCGTATCCAACATTAAACTTTTCTTGTGTTTTATATGAAATTCCATCCTTAAAAAACATTGTATTGAACTTCCCACAATACTCTTGCAATATAGATTCATCGTATGTTTTCATCGACATCTCTGGCTCTTGAATTTCACGAATGAGTTTCTTATAAAATCCACCAAAAGGCGTTCTTACTGCTTTGCTAAAATTACTTTTCTCAAGACCTAAAAGGTCTGCTATATATTCAAGAGATTGTGGAAAATTCAAACACTTCTTATTCATCACAAGAGAATACAAATTACCTCGTTCATTTGTACTAAAGCAGATAAAACTTAAAGTGTCTATGCTAAGTCTGACAGATGAAGGATTTCTACCATATTCTCTTGCGAACCTATATTCATTATGAGAACTGTTATATGTAATATTTTGATAGTCAAGTGACTCTAAGACTTTTAAGATATCATCACGATTATTGGACAAGTGTTCTGTCAGTTTCAAAGCATTCATTGTTTCACCTACTTTCTGAAACCGTCATATTGCATTTCGATATATCCTATCTCTTTTAATGTGTTAAAACTCATATTTCTCTCATAAATCAGTTGAGGTTGAGTTTCACCAAAACGATTCTTCGGTGTAAATAAAACAATATAATCCTTATCTTCATCAAGATCGAATGTTTTTCTAATCTTACTATATCTACCATCTTCATTCTTTTGGAATTGATATGGTTTTAATTTATTTTTTTCTTCCTTTGTTAAACTTCTAAACATAACTACTTGCGAAGCAGTTTCTGCTATTGCTCTTGATTTACCTGTACATCCTAAATCAAGATATCTTCTTGCCATTGATTCAGATGATAACTGAGCCGTTGCAACAATAGCCACATCCTCTTTCTTAGCAAGTAAAAATAACTCCTTTGCGACCTCACTAAAATCAGCCCATGCTTTATCAGAATTCTCTTGTTCAGGCTTTAATGTATCGAACACGAACATACCTGTTCCAAGTTTGCTATATTTCTTAATAATTTTCTTAACATTACCGATTGAATAATCACTCATTTCAATAAACTGAAGTTTGCCATTACAATCTTCGAGCCATCTTGCAGCTTTTTGAATGTTCTTTTTATTTTCATCTGAGAAATGACCAAGAATAAATTTCTGGCGATTCATGCCAAAATATTCAATCTTATTAAATAACACACTAGCAAGTATCATCTGCCTAAACTCATCAACACTCTGTTCGTTGCCAATGATACATACATTTTCTCCACTCTCAAGAACTGGGAGTATGTAAAAAAGGATCGCTGTCGTTGTTTTACCGTTGCCAATATGAGCAAGATGTAATAATAGATTCTTCTTATGAACACCAGCTAATCTATAATTTAAAAGCGGATAGCCGATTTTATATCCAACCGACTTTCCTTTATCCCATTCTTTAATGTAAGATTCATAACCTTCGGATAAATTTTCAGCTTTAACTTTTTCAATTTTTCCTACGCAAATATTATTTAACTGGAAATCATAATAATCATACAATTCCTCTGATGTCATTTGAACGATTTTGTCATACTTGTCCATAATATTAAATCCTGCATCATACAGTCTTAACATCATATTATTTTTCACTAACTCGTCATAATAAATACTAATATTATCAACATTTATAAGAGATGTAATTTCAGTGATAGACTTATAACCACCACGATCCTCAAATCCTTCCTTCAAGGTCTTCTTATCTTCTAAAAATGTGTACAATGAAATATTATCAAAAGCTTGATATCCAGCCTTGTATAATTGTTGTGCTAATCCATAATAAAACATTCCATCATCTGTAAGAATATCTGTTCCATTAACCACATTTTTATAATCATCAATAAGTGATGGTTCTTTGTATAGTGCAAAAATAAAATTACATTCTATCGCATCTCTCTTTGTTATTAGTTTCTCTGGATAATCATTTAAAGCCAATCGTCATCCTCCAACCATTTTGTTATGTTTTTTTCTGTATGTGTAGTTTGAATATTGTCAATATCTACACTTGTATCAATATCATATTCTCTCTTCTGCTCTTTCTCTTCCTTTACGACTTGCTTATATACATCGTTAATATTGTTTTTAATAATGGCAAAAATGTAGGATATTTTACCTACATCGTTCCTAAAATCTTTAGTTCTGAGTGCATATTGAATTGAATCATATGATTTATCAATTGTTTTGTTAATTACATCATATCCATAAAATTCAAGTTCTTTTAGTTTCTTTGTAAGAATTGTCGGAAATACTTGACCAGGAACATAATCAAGAAATTCGATTGCAAAACGTTCTATAACATGTTTTCTATCTTCATTTTCTTTATTCCAAACATCATATAACTCTTTTGATTTATAATATTTACCATTATCAGCTTTATAAAAAACATCAGAAGTTCCATACTCGCCAGTTATTTGACATTTAACTTTTCGTGCCAATCTTTACACCACCTTTTCAGGCGGTGGGGAAATTCCCCACCTATATTTTTTTACAGAATAGAAACGATTTCTTCTAATCCCTTTGTTGATACTGATGTATCCTTAAAATTCGGGATATTATATTCTGCCATAATGTCCTTTACTTTTGCTTTAGTATCATCATCTGCATCTGGGAACTTTGTTTTAATTGTGTCAATTAAATCCTCGTTTTTAGAGATATCAACCTTATTCTTTGTTTCTTCCTCTGCAAACTCTTCAGCCTTCTCCTTTCGAGCTTTTACTTCTGCACTTTTACGCTTTTTGATTTCAGCATCAGAAACCTTTCCATTAATAGCTTTCTTAACACCTTCTTCAAATGCTTCAATGTAATTCTCCGCACCATATTCTACACGCTCTGGCATTTCACTAAAACGTCCACCTGCATCCACAAAGCCATCTGTTCTAAACCACATATATCTTGTAGTACCCTGAACATGTTTGTTTTCATCAATATTCTTCTCGACTGCAATAGTCATAACAATATCTGCTTTATTTGCAAAAATACCATCATAATCTGCACTAAGGTTTGATGTCAGCTGCTGATACTCGTCACCATTCTTTTCCTTAACATCTCTAATTTTAGTATGTCCAATGATAACGATGCCGTATCCTGCTTTTCTGATCTTTGCAAGAATATCATCAATAAGTTCATTTACCTTATCTCTAGGTGCTCCATATCCACCAAAACAAGCATTAAATTCAGCAGCAGAACCTTTTGCTTTCTTATGTAATCTCTTAACTTCTTCCTTTGCAAGCTTAATCATTTCATCTGCCGTATCTAATCCGACTACTTCAAACTCATTATCTGACTTGTTTTCTACTAACTCGTCTACAATTTCTACTAAATCTGCCCATGTAGGTGCTTCAGCATAAACTAAATCATCTAATGCCTGATATCCAATTTCATCACCAATTGAAATTAAAAGTCCCTTATTTAAATCTCCATACTGAGCTTTAACAAGGTTATAAAATAATGTTGTCTTACCTACTTTCTTAATACCTCTCCAATAATGAATATAACTTCCAATATCGCACTTTACTTTGTTTGTCTTGAACATTGACATAAAATTATTTCCTCCTTAAATTCGCACTGTGGTTTAAGTAGGGGATTTCTCCCCTACTGTTTAATTAAAATAAATCGTCCTCGTCTACTTCTGGTTCAGAATCGGCTGTTGTTTCTGTCTTCTCTTCCTTCGGCTCGTCCTTCTTTTCTGCTTTCTTCATAACATCATCCATCTTTTCATCAGATGCCATTACATAAATCTCGTCCTCAAATTCAGAAGCAGACATTTCAGCGTCAACGATACCATCTGCAAAATCGCCTGTAAGTTTTGGATCGAAAAGTCTATATTCAGTTACTCTATCTCCAAAAATAGAACCAGCAGGACGGAAATCATTAAGAGTTCTAATTCCCAACTCAATCTGTTCCTTCTGAGCCTTCGTGAGCTGAGATTCGTCAAATTCCACTGTCTCTGCACCATTAAGCATTACACATTCCCAAAGAAGATGCTGCATAGTCTTCTTAGAAATATCAATGTACTTCATCTTGTAGTCTAATAATTTCTTGTGCTTCTCGTTATTCTCATCGTACTTACTTGCATTAAATACAAACTGCTGTGGAATGAATTTGTTACCTTCGTCCTTATTGATATACTGCTGAATATATCCGTCTACAATAATCTTCTTCTCTGTCTTCCAATCTGTCTTGTCAATTGAATCCTTATTGTAGTAAATATCAGCAGTGATAAGTAAACGATTCTTCTTGTCGTCAGCTACAGCATATACACTCTGGATCTTAAACTTGTCATAATACTTACCGTTATAAGGCTCTTTTACCATCTGACCTGTAATAGTTACCTTGCCAGTGTACTTAGGTAAATTCTCCTGAAGATATTTGATTGCATCATACAATGTTACAAACTCATGTCTTCCATCAAACTCTTCACCAAGGTCAATCGTTGTCTTTCTATAAGAAGCAACGGATGATACAACATCGTCATCAAATCTGTCCTTCCACTTAATTTCAATGTTTTCGTTATCAGCATTCTTTGACTTGATTGTTTCCTGCTCACCATCAAATGCTTCAACAAAAGCCATATTGTTGTCGCTTTCCTTAATGCCGAAATTCATACTTAGCATCTTACGACCGTTCTTTTCCATTTCCTTAACAAAAGGTCTTTTTGCGTCCTTCTTTGGGAACATAACTATTCCTGTAAAGTTAAATCTTACTGCCAAATTACTTGTCCTCCTTAAAATTAAATAATTTATGTAAATATTGTTAATAAAACAATCTATATAAACGCCCACTTAGGACGGAACATGGAAGTAAATCTATATGAAAATTTATCCATAAACAGTGATTTTTGAGTGCAAAAACCCAAGGGTATGCTGCTAACCACCCATATTTATATTCGCTGTTCAGTTATTCGTATTTGGAAATTTTGACTTGATTAAGTCGGATCAACTATTCGATATGCTAACCTTTTATCTGTAAATATTTCTTCTCCATTATCTTTTAATTTTGTGATATTACAAGACAAATGCATTTCATCATATTTAAGATTTGAAATTTTACAATTAGATTGTATACTGTTACCTTTCATAACTTTTGACTTGAATAAAACTGCTTTACCATCATAATTTTTATATGCTTCACAATATTCATCCCAACTGTCTGCCTCAACCACTCTTGATTGATGATCTCTGATGATATTATTTTCATCAATGATTAGATTTGTTTCAATTACTTCTATGTATATCACCTCTATTCATATATTCTCTATTTTATATTTGGAAATTTTGAACTGAATTGTTCAAGACTAATCTAAGATATTTCCTGTGACCTCGTATAACTCTAAATCATTTAATTCACACCATGATTCAAAATTATCTCTCTGTACATACCAACCAACATTCATTCCAAGAAATTCATTCTCACCATTCCCATAAGAGACTACATTATATAATTCTCCGTTTAGAATATCGTTTTCAAAGATTAAATTACCATTCTTATCATGACTGCCAGTGCACCTACATAATGTCTTTGAATCTATTTCTTCAAAACCATCGGTTTCACCATGAGAATAAAATACTGTCGTAGGTTCAAATATTATATGAATTTCTTTGCCATACATATCTAAACCTTTTACATAATATCCACAAACCCATTGACCACTACTAATGCTCTTTGCTTTACATAGCTGCGTATCCATTTCTCACCTCCTCAAAATGTTATTCTCTTACCATCTTGGGAATTTTCCATTATGTTCTAATCTGATTTTATTAAGCATATCAGCCAATCCAAGCATAAGCGTTTCAATTTCTTCTACACTATCAAAATCATAAAACTCTTTTGTGCAAATCCCACGTTTTGTACCAGTTGATAGTCCATATTTTGTGCCATCAACTAATCTATATGTAAAAATAATTTCTGCATCTTTGCTATCTTTCTGCATTGATATTCACCTCCTCAAAATCCGAATGAAACAGTGATTTCTTGCTATTCTTATATTCTCTGTTTCTTGATATTGATACTGTAAAACCCTTGATTTATAAGGGTTTTCAGCACCTCGTTTTTATTATTCTCTAAAAATCATTGAAAATTAGGGATTTTTGCTCGATTTGAGCATTTTTGAAATTTTTGACCTCTGAAACCCTTATAAACACTAGGTTTGTAAAGCCAAAGAAATGTCAGTTTCCTTCGACTCTATTTCTTCACTGTTACATTAAAAACTGACCTTAAAATACAGATAATCAACCAAATACCAGTTGCAATAGACCACTTAAATGTCAAACCAAAGCACATTGTAATAAGCTTGATTATTCCACATATAACAATCCAACTAAGCCCATAACAGAATGCCAAAATTGTAATGACAATAACTGCTGTTACGCCACCTTTTGCTAATTTTTCCTTCAAATTACTCATATGTACCTCTCTTTCTTTACTTTTATATTCTCCAAATACTTTTTCTTTTCTGCTTCGACAGCCTTTTTGAAATCAAAATCATCAATTCCATCATTATATGATTTATAATTCTCATAACTATAAATCATATTTTCTGCTTTTGTTACCCTATCTCTGTAATTTTCAACATCATTCTTTAGCTTGCGAATACCACTATTGAGTCTTTTGATTTCATCTAAGTCGGAAGCGTTGTAGTATTTGACCATTTTATAATACATAGAACGAACCATACTCTCCTTTAACATTTCTGATTGTTCTTGCGATATGTCCTGCTTTTTACATTTTCGATAACTTCCAAGAGATGATCCTAAAATTCCAATATGTTTTGGTGTATTTTCAAGTATGTAATCTTTATACTCATTCCACAATTCTTTACCAACCACCAAATAATTGTAATGACCATACCAGGATTTCTTTGCATCAGATTTAAAATCCTGAATAGTGACTTTTATTTCATAACATTTAATAATTCCTTTTGAATCCATTGTCATAAAGTCAACTATTTCATTTCCATGCCCATTGTTATAAAAACCAATTGTTATTTCCTCACAACCATATATTCTCTTAATTCGTGTATCTTTTTGTAATGCAGCTTCAATATCTAATGTCTCTTTGCGTTTTGCCAACCAGTCTCACCTCCAATATATAATTTTTCA